ATTTATTTAATTTTTAACCGACTAGTGACCAAAAAATTTTTAGTGGACACTAGTGGACGGAAATAACACCCGATTTAACATTTTGTTTTTATTCTCGTTTTGTAAATTATAAATCAAATTTTTCCGTAGTATCTGAGGAACTCAAAAGGAGTTCTCACATCAAGATAACCGTCTACCTCTTCGTTAGCTTCCGCTTCCATTTCAAACGCTGAATTTCCGTAAGCCTTATCACCCACATTCACCCAGCATCGGTTACGGCATAAGTGATAAACGTATGAAATCGCATACTCCAACCCATACTGAAGGTAGAACCACAACGGGCAAAGTAGATATACCCAGATACTGAACCCGGTAAACAGCATGATTAATGTCAGCAGCACAGCCGATGCAATCATACATTCTTCCCACTGCCTTACATGAATCGCCTCATGGTTAAGTGTACTCTGCTTCATCTCCTCCTTGCTTTTCTTGGTGAAGACGAAGCATCCCAATGTGATGGTGCTGTAGCCCTGCCACAGCAGCCATTTTGCAATTTTGCTTTCATAAAACACTTTCATAACACTGATATTTTAAGTTCTCGATTCCGCTTTTCCTGATATTAGAACCCATTTCACCCCATCCTTTACGCCATCAGAGTATGTCGCTACGGCCTTGAATTGAGCAAGGGAAAGCGACGGGACAACTATTTTAGAATAGTATTCTCCGTCTATGATAAAGCTGCCTCCACCTGCGACTTTTATGCTTGCAGGTGCTGTAAGACGGGTATAGATTCCTCCATTATACAGCATGCACTCTCCACCTTCATAGTCTGCCGCATTCGGCAGGTATATTGTTTCCTCTTGCGTTGGAAGTGAGTATATCCGGGATATTTCAAAGTTCAACCCGGTATTGAAATCCAGGTAGTATTCATACGAATCGGATTTCGACTCCAGAAGTTTCAGCTTTCGGAAGATTGAGGCGTCCTGGAACACATTACCATTGGCATCCCATCGGATATTGCCTCCGGCCAGGAACCCAATGCCACCATTCTCCCCGTCAATCTGGCACATGGCTTTACCGGTTTTATCCCTTGCCAGTACATTCTGTACCACCAAATCATCCACAAGGATTTCATCAGCACGTATTTTTCTCGCTAAAGCCATATCCATAGCTACAAACATAAACTGCTGTGCCGCCTCCCAATTAGCATCACCGTCTATCGAGGTAGGTGCGACAGTGACCGACGTACCGTAAGCCCGTACCCGAAACGGAATGGTTCGATTGTTGAATGTGGCCAGTACGATGTCATGGTAATCTTCATTCCACACATACGTGTTACCTTTGGCGAAAAAACCTCTCGGACGCGGCTCACTGGCATCCCGTCCGCTTGAACCGTCATAACTTACACCCACGGACATCTCGGCTATAAAGCTGTCATTCCATGCCGAAGCGTCAGCCTGGCTCTGGTAACAGCGGACAGAGAAAGTGGAATACCCTGCAGAAGCGTTGACAGTAATCTCGGAAGCCCTCGAAGGCCCTGCGATGGCGCTCCATATCCCGTTGCTGTAGCCTCTCGCTGCCAGATATCCGTCCGGATAAGTCAATGTGGCGCTGCCGAGCGTCCGTTTGGCATACACCCGGAAAGCCGAAGGCACCAAAGACCCGGCACTGCTCACCCGTATATTGCTGCATGTACTGATGAGATAGACCATGCCGCCGTCTGATGTCAGTTGTTCCCATTCGTCGGTGTTCACTTCTTCCGTAATGATATAACCGTAGGACTTGCCGCCGTTCTGGGTCTGAGTGATTCGCCTCCCGTCATGAGTTGTCTGAGTCCATAGAGGTGGATTCGAAGTGTCAACCTTTGAGAGCCAGGAGCGACTCCCCATCGTACAGATGGTGAGCTTTTTGTATGGAGTATTAGCCGTGCGCCACTCACCGCCAGCCTTGACGGATTCGCCGTCACCGCCCGGTTTCCCAGGATTACCGTCGTTGCCATCCACAACCATGGGTATAGTTTCCCGGTCCACGACCTGCCCACCCACGTAGAACACGAACTGCAGCTGCGTCGTGAAGTTCTTCGGGGAAATGGCCGTGCCGTTCTGTATCTCGACCTCCGAACCACCGTCCTTACTGTATTTCAGCACACCATCCGTCGTAACAGCAGTACTGCCACCGACCGACTTGGTGCGTGTACATGACACGCTTGCCACGCTGTAAGTACCGTCCTTCCGCTTGCTTACCGATGAGACGGAAGGCACCAGCCTATAGAGTACCGCATCACTGCCTGGATTACCGGCACGCACCCCGGTAATGGTGAACACCAACTCACGGCTTATATCAGTTCCTTGGATAGTAGCCGTAACAGTTATCCTGACTTCTGAGCGTGCAGGCATTGAGACACCGGCCTGTACGGTGAAGGCTATCACCCCCGTATTGACATTGTAGCTCTCCGTGACACCTGCCGGGGTCACGCATGAGATGGATTTCAACTGTAGCTTCTGCGTGCCGTACCACATGCCGACGGTCGTATTGAGCACGGACTGCGCAACGGTCTTTCCCTCATATGTCAAGGCAATGCTTTCCATCTCGTTGTCGAAATCGGCTACAATGGCAGACTCGCCGTCAAAGCCCCATTTGGCCCAGATGGCGGCCGGACTGAACGCGCTCCATACACCGTCCTTCTTAGTTCGGCAGCAAGCCCACTCGTATGGCAGGCTCTCGCTGACACCAATCGGGTCATCATGCCAGCCGGACGGCACGTAGTCATCCACCTGCAAGGTGGCTGGCGTAGGAGGCGTCACATTCTCTGTCGTATGTTTGAATATCCACTCATAGCCTTTTCCGTCCTTACCATCCTGGCCGTTCTCCACCAGCAGCTCATACTCAGCCGTGTTCAAGTCCCCGGTAATGGTATATCCGTAGCTCTTTCCACCGTTCTGCGTCTGCAGGATGCGTCTCCCCTCATTGGTCGTCTGAGTCCACATCGGAGGATTGTCGGTACCACCAGGAGCAATACAGAGGAACACACGTCCGGCCATCCTGGTAATACCCATGTAAGGTATATGCTTACCGGTTTCCCATTCACCGCAATTGGTAATGCTTGTACCGTCTGCACCCTTGCTGCCAGTCACACAGATGGCGTTCGTTGTGGTGGAAGTATCGTCAGTAAAGACTATCCTTGTCCGGGTCCAGATATACCAGCCGTTTTTCCACGCCGGAGAGCCTGTCTGCCACTCGCCTCCGGTTGTGGTGGCCGATGAAGAGGAAAGGTAGTATTCTTCGGTAATGGACTTGATGCCCTTGCCGTCGGCCCCCTGCCCACCACTGATACAAGCCGCTTGGGTGTACTTGACTTCGCCATCAGAATAGACAATCTTCGTCCGCGACCAGATATACTTGCCGGCTTCCCATTCAGGGGAGGTAGTCTGCCAACCGTCCACCGGGGCAATGACATTAGACACCGATATCGCGTATTC